CAAAGGAACAGTGAAGAATTCGAGCTCTTCAAACATGTACTTTTCGTAGACCTTGGCCTCTTGAGATAAGATTGGAAAGGTGGTGGATTGCCCAGGGTTTAGTGGATAGGAAGCACAAATGTGGTATGCTCCAGACCCCTGAGATTCAATGACACCTACAGGCTCTGTCTTTTCGATCAATACACCTCTGTCTGAACCACTCCTTCCTCGATTGAACATGCTGAAATTGGTATTGATGTTCACTTCGCGTGTGCGTCTTGGCTTGAAGGATTGATTCATGGTGTTCACATTCCCTTTCTTTTTGGGTTTGGATTGTGATTTTTGGTTTTTAGATTTGTTGTTAGTTCTGGTGTTTATCATGAGTTTAAGATTATAGTTGATGGAACTACCATCATATCCCCCTGTTAAGAGCGGGCAACTCTATTTTCTTCTCCAACAATCTATGACTGGTGGGATGTGGCTAAGGATCACATTTTCCCCCACGGTTGCTTGTGCAACGGGATCGTCTGAAACATCTTCACGCAACACTTCTGAGCCTTTTGGGAGGACAGCGGAGCAGTTTAACGACTTACTCAGGTCTTCAGCCAAATTAGTAGTCCCTGACCAACATAATTTGCAATAAGTCAGTACCGTAGATGCATGGTAATGAGGAAGGAGAGATTTGTTCCAAGGTGTCAAGATAGTTCTCCATCATCTCTCTACTGACTTTGTATCTCTTCATCATGAATGTGTCCCACACTTCATCTGAGATCTCAACTTTTGATTGGACGATTCCATCATCCTCAGTTGCGCCAGTTTGTTCAATCTGCCACTTCTCGAGTTCAATTGCAGATACCATTGGTTTCCCGGTGATGCGTTCAATGTGTGCAGCTATTCTTCTATAGAACCAATTGTTAGTCATGTCACCATATCCTTTGAATTGAGCCCAAAGGAGAGCTCTAGCAACCTCATTCTTGTCTGTTCCCTTGAACACAGCAAAAGGATCTGTAAGCACTTTTCCAAATTTGCATATCCATGAAGGAAGTCTGACCCATCTGAAATCACCATTGACGTCAGGCAAGAAGACACCTTTCAAAAAGGTAGAGTACATAACGGTGTCGGTAACGATTGCTTTTGCTACAAGCCCACATCTTGCATATTCCTGGGTAATGTCTCCACCAGCTTGAATGGCTATTAAGGTAGAAAATGCATTGTTGATTGAATTATCCAAACATGTGGCCGCCTCCCCTGTCATTCTCATCTGTGGTTTTTCTCCAGATGGGGTCTTCAGTTTTGGCAGAGGTTTCCTCAACTTCCTGTGTGTTTTAAAGACCACAGGCTTAAGATACTGTTGTTTTCTAAACTCAACCAATTCATCGTAACCGTTGGCAAGTAACACCAAGTTGGGCACAGACAAAAGAAAGTCG